TAAGGACATCAAGCCTCTTGTCAATCTCAAACAGTAACTTTTCAATATCAATTTCCTTCAGCTTTTTTTTTAAAGATTCTGCTTCTCCTGCTATAATTGACTTGTCTACCTCAATTATGAAAGTTCCTGACTTGAGCAGTTTTTCGCCATCATATATTAGTAATTCTGATGGATAACTTCCTGCCTCAAGTGGTGGAAAGCATATGTCGATATACCTGTTTTTTAAGTCAATTTCAAGCCTTTCATTTTCAAAAAGCTTTCCTTTGATTTCTATATAATGCTTGAAATTTAGGTTTTCTAAATCCATATCCTTAGCAATCAATCTTATTCCTCTTGCAGTTTCTCCTGCGTGAGTTTTGAAAACTCTATCTATAGTAGCAGTTTTATATAAATTTATTCTTCTTAGACTTTGTAACATTACTCTATCCCCCTTTCTTTAAGCAATTTCTTAATACCAGCTAGCTCTTCTTCTAGCTTACTGACCTTATCTTCCAGGTCCTCACGCTTTTTAATTTCTTCTTGTAGTGCAATATGAAGGGTTGCCGTATAATTACCCATATTAATTGATAGTAGGCCCTCAGAGTCCTTTACCACCAAGTAATCTTGAATGAATCTAAATCGTTGAACATCCTGGGCTATCATAGATAAATTACTTCCACTAAATTTCTTATATTGATATGTGGCCAAATCTACTGTTTTAACAAAATCAAATATATTAGATCTATTTATGCTCTTTGATTCATCCTCAATATATTTGATGTTGTCCTTAACGCGTCTATCTGATCTAACAGTATAGATATAATACTGTAACCATCCCATAGATACTCTTGCATCATATAGGCTTAAAACTCCACTTCCGGATCTCTCACCGTCGTTGTAAATCCACTCTTCATTAGGGTTAAAATTAAAGAACAAATCACCGCCTGAATACATTCCAACCCCACCAGATTGCCTCATAGCGATATACGTTCCTGAATTAGCTTTTAGTCTAATAGCACCCCCATTGGCATCTATTGACTTACAATCATTAGATCCTGGATCATACCCACGCTCAAGGATTATTCTTTCATTCGTACCTGGATACAGAAAGTCCGTTGTAATTTCACCAGATTTTATCTTCTCTGCTGTAATTGCTCCAGCCTCAATCTTATCTGCTGTAATTGCACCGGCTTCAATCATATTTGTCTTTATCATAGGGATTATAGCTCTGCCATCAGAACCTAGCTGAATAGTTTCACCAGGTTTTCTTCCAAGAATAAAATTGCCCGAGTGAGTAAACATCCAGTTCGCTTCGCCATTTTCCATGCCAACCGCTCCGGCTATGTTGTACCACTCACCCTGAAATTTTGTTCTTATGCTATTTCCAGCATATATGCCTGTCTTATTCTCATAAGCTCCATTTCCTATAAACAGCTCTGGAGTGAATACATATTCTCCTGAAATTTCTGTCGCCTTGCCATTCCATGCTTTTAATGCTGGCGGGAGGTCTTCAAAGCTTCCGTCTTTGCCATCTTTGCCTTGTAAGTCTTTTTGTGAAGGATACCATTTAGTTAAGTTTATTGGTTCTTCAGATAAAATAATCCACTTAATTTTACTAAGAGACCTACAGTCTAGCTGTATTCCGTGTAAATTTGTATCAGCTTCTGTAGTGAACTCTCCACTGTGTATTTTAAAGTCTGTGTCAGTGGCTTCTTTAATAAATACTATGTCATCATATGTTGACCCAAAGTAATACACCCACATATTCCTAGATGCGGCCATAATCTTCATATAGTATTTAGTGTTTTTCTTCAGCTTAACGATTTGATTTATGAGAACTGTATTGCTGCCAGATGCATCTACAGTTAATACATTTTGCCCGTCAGTAGATCGAATCTTGACACGATCTAGTTCTTCCTTCTTTCGGACCTGCCACACATCTGGTATGCTATAATATCCGGGTCCTCTTTCAGTGAAATCCTCATGAAAATCACCATTAGATAGTAGGTTAAATCTAAAAGACTCTCCATCATTACCTTTTACACGGACCCAGGTATAATCGCTATAATTTTCGCTATCTCTTAATGTGAAATTGGTGTAAGTCCCCATATATTTCTTATCTGTTCCACCATGAGTTGTAAATCCAACGGACCCATCTGAACTATCTGCCCACGCCACATGAAAATACGGCGTCTTTCCATCCGCTCCCGATTTTCCAGGTGTTCCATTGGCGCCATCTTCACCTACATATTTAGTCCACTTATACGCAGACTTTAAAGCTGGTGCACCACTAGAGTTAGTTATGGCAAATCCTATATATTTGTATGGCTCTCCTGAGTCATTTACCGCATTTACATGCATAGACCCTACATCTCCACCACTATCTGAGTACCTGGTGTGAACATATTGCGACTGGCCATCCTGACCTTTTAACTCCTGTTTTAGTCCCTCTGAAAACTGGTCTGATTTGATTCCACCAGTTCCAAAATTCAGTTTTTCACCATCAAAAAGCAGGGCATAGTGTTCTAAATCACGCCCTAAGAAAAAAGTCTTATTGTCTAAATCAATACCAAAACCACCATCTTTTGACTGGATTACCCCAGTAGTGATGTTACCACCGTGGATAACAGTTGATTTATTTTGTTTCTTTAAGTCCTCGAACTTAACATATCCCTCTAAGTTAATGTTTTTAGCAAGTAATTTTATCTCTTCTTTTGTCTGTTCAACTAGTGTTTGAAAATCTTCTGCCCCCACCTTAGACTGAATCTTATCATCCATAACTTTTAGTAGGGCGTTTATCTTCTCCACATGTCTGACAATTTCTTTTCTGCGATTAGCCGGGTCATAGTTAATCTGCTTACACTCACATTCCTCGACTAGCCCCCCGTTATAGGTAAGCTTACGAACCAAAGGAAGGAAGTTATATTCCTTACCTGCCCTAATTACCTTAACACATCTAGCCGGTCTCAGTCCTGGGTTTCCGTTGTATTTTATGGAAAGGGCTGATAGTTCATTGAATTTAAAAGATTTCTTAGCATTATCAATGTAGTCTGCACCATTACCCTGGATAAACATGTTATCCACGATATGAAATTTCCTGGAGCTATCGGGGTTGTAGTCTGCATCATTAGCCCCATTTTGGATTATCTTGACACTATCCAAAAGAATTTTACAGTCAGAATTACTTGTGTTCTTATACTCTTTAAATGAAATTAAGTTGTCATCATTTATCTTAATTTCATCATCTAGAGCATAGCTGCTTATATCCAGTTTCTGAGAATCAACATCTATGTAAGCCCACGCACAAACTAATTCTGCTACCTGGGCTAAAACCTCCCTTGCGGTCATGTCATAAAAATTAGGCTTAAATTTAATACTTCTATCAAGTAGCGTAGAGTTTTTGATGTTGTCTGACGGTTCAACGCTGCAGATGTTACATATATCTAACACTATATTTTTAAGGGATGTTGGGAAAGTTAATTTGCAATCATACTTAACATTAAACTTATGCATCCTGTCGTAACACTTTAACTCCCAACTTTTCATATTACTACCTACTGAGTCCACAATAAACTCACCTATTGACGTAAAGTCAAAGTCCTGGGGTGTTTTAACCCCAATCTCTACTTTTGCCAGTTTATCCTTAAAGTTTGATTCTCTGAAATTTTCGTATTTATCTACTAGTTTTATAGTAGCTGATGCCATGAAGGCAGTTCCTACTTCAAAATCATTACTCTCTGACAGACCAGTTACGGCTCTTATGCTTTCTAAGTGTTCATCAGTAAATACTTTATCTCCGATTGTCACTTTTGCCCTAAGCTCCCTTGCTGGTTTTGAAAAAGCTTCTTTGATAATCTTACTCTCCATGCACATCACCTACCTTTCTATCAAGTTAAACTTAAGGTCAGTCCAAAGTTCTGTATTACTGTTGTATAAAGCCACGCTTCTATCACCACAGTACATCTGTCTGGTCATTTGACCCTCTAGGGGGTCTATAAATGAGACATTAAAAAATACCCCGGTAATAGCCCCCAAGATTGCCCTTATATCATCACTTTGCAAAGGGCCAAACTCAAGTTCAATCTTTCGTTTAACCGCAATTCTATCCCTCATCATTTCACCCTTTACATTTCTGACAGAGGAGTCTGAATCTAGGTCTTGTAGTGATACCTTATACGGCTTTGCGTACTTAGTCACATCAAATCCATTTATATTTATCATGTAAAGTTTCCCCCTCTCTAAGTGAATACTGGCTTTCCTGTACGTTTTTGCACATCATCTATATACTCAACTGACTTCTTACCAATTACTTCTCCATCTAATTCTAAGACTATATTAATGGTCTTTGGTTGCGGATTGTCGTTGTCATTTCCACCCATAAGGTCTATTATCTCTTTAATAATGCCATCCTTATCTGGTGGTGGTTGAGGTTTTGTATCTCCCATAAATGAGAGTTCAGGTTGGTAAAGTTCTGGGATATTCATTAAGTCTTTCATAGCGTCCATAACCTTACCGGATTCAGCTTCTATACCTATAGCCATACCCTTAGGAATCATCTTACCTATCTGGTCCCTAAATACTCTTGATGGCGAATGAATACCAAACCAGTCGCACACAGTATCAACTACCCTGTCACAGAATCCACCTAGTTTATCTAAAATCCAATCAGCAACTGATGATATACCATTCCATAGCCCTATGATTAGATTTTTACCTATACTGAAAAGGTTAATGCTCTTTATAGCATTGAATATACTTCTTCCGACATTGGCCATAGCTGTGACTGCACTACTCATTGTATTGCCTATACCCCTGGCAATATGCCTAACTAGGTCACATCCGGCTGTTAGGAACTTGGCAAAGAAGTCTACTATAGCTTTTAGCGCCTTAGAGATTCCCTCACCACATAGTCGGATTATTTCGGCCCAAAGATTTATGTACCAAGCAACGAATTTAGCCATAAAATCAGTTGCACCCTTTAATATGGTCATTACTAGGTCGCCTAAGCCCTTTAGGACCTTAGAGCCAAACTCGGTAACTCCCTTAACTATACTATCCCACGTATCGGATATGAACTTGCCTATGCCAGTAAATATATCGACGCAGGCCTTTTTTATACCTTCCCATATCTTTTTAATTTCAGGACCTATCTTATCCCAATTTTTCCACAGTACTACTGCTATTGCTACCGCAGCACCAATGGCCAGTGTAACAGCTCCTATAGGTGAGCAGATAAAAGCGAATGCCTTTGTAACTAACCCCAATGCCGGAGCTAAGTTTGCTGATAAAATTGTTCCCAGACCAGTTTGTGCAATACTCGTCGCTAGTAGATAACCCTTATATGTTAACAGGGCTGCTCCTGCACCTGCTATTGCACCACACAATAAATCGAATGCTGGATTACCTTCCTGTAGGATCCACTCAATAAGTTCACTAAATTTATCTAACAGTGAAGCTATTATATCTAGCACCTTACCAATTGCAGGTCCTAGAATCTCTAAAAACTTTCCCGCTACCGGGGCTATAAATTCAGAATATATACGCCCAGCTAATTCAAATAGTCTTGTTGCAAGTCTTCCTATTGACTCAAATAGATGATTTCCACCATTATCCCAAACACCTCTAAAGCCTATTGTCATAGACTCAAATAGCCCAGATGTGGCATTTAGGCACTGCATGACCGTATCGGTGATAGACGGCCCAAACTTAGCCCATAGACCATCTAAAGACCCAGTTACATCATTTATTAAGCCAAGTATGTTATTAAATCCATCTCCTATATGCTGTAGGAATTCTGTGCCTATCTGGTTCTTTTCCCAAGACTCTTTAAAAGTCTTTGGTATTTGTGAAAACAGATGTGTTATATTACCCAGGATATCAAGGCAATTAACTGCTATTTCATCACCAACAGTCCCCCATACCTCTCGTATACTATTAGTTATACTTTCAAATAGCTGAATGATATTAATTATTCCATCAGCTATATTTTGGATAATTTGTGTACCTCTGCCCTCGTCATCCCATGCTAACCTAAACGACTTAGCTATATCACCTATTAGTAGTAATATGCTCTGTAATAAGCGCTGTATGGAATCTAACATTTGGGTTCCAGTGCCATTGGTCCACACTTCATACAAAGACCTACCTACTGATTTTGCAAGTTCAGAGATTTCACCCATGGCATATTTAAAGGCATTTACTGTATTTTGGCCCTCATTTGCCCAAGACTCCTTAAATGGCTTAAATATACCATCCAGTATCTTCTTAAATTTATCAAATGCAGATGTATCACCGATTTCAGTAGTGGCAGCATTAACCCAACTAGGTGCGTCACTCTCTCCCGATTTAACATCTTCAGCATCTGATTTCAAATTAATCGTATTGATCTCATCAAATCCGGCCAAGGATCCTATCATTTCCTTAGCTGACTTCTTGACTTTATTGGCAGTCTTTTGTGACTGTTTGCTCATTTCCTTATAGGCCGCCGTCTGGGCATTAAGCTGTTTAGCCCCCTGTACGCTAGCCTTATAAGTTGTTCCAAACATTGTGGCTATAAAGGCCGCCATATATCCGGTTGCCTTAGCCAGCCAAGACATCAAATTTACCAAAGCGGGAATTATAATATCCATGATTGGTTGGAAAGCAGCTGCAAGGTTTAATTTTACAGTGTCCAGTGAAGCCCTATATCTTTCATTGGCCATTAAGGCATCACCTATATACCCTGTAAGTCCCCTTAGCATTTTAGATATTGTGCCAATTATAAATAATCGCCTGAATACTCTCCAAAATGACTTATCTAATGTTCCTAGACTTTTGCTGCCTCTCTCTCCTGCGTTTTGGGCTGCTCTGCCTAATCTTTTAAAGCCGTTGATGGTCGGTTTAAACGGCAACATCATAGCAGACCTCATGCCCCTAAAAGTCCTGTTAGTGATACTTTTTAGACGTGAATTTGTTTTAGATACGGCTTTAGTTACTCCCGAAGTAGCACTATTTGCCTTATCCTGTAACATCTGCATATGTCTTTCTGTCTGACTAAGTTTAGAGTTTAAATTACCAATACTTATTCCTATCTTATCTACTGCCTGATTTTCTTTAGAAATCTCAGCGGCTAGTTTTTTGGCGCTAGCTGTGTTAGGGTCAAATACTTCTTTAACCTGTCCGCCAACACTTTTCATTGACGTTGCAGCCTTTTTATATTCAGCCTCTAACTCTTTAATTTTCTTAATGTGCCTATCTGCTGCTGATTCTTGTAGGTTGATTGTTTCTTTAATCAGGGCTATCTGTTCCTGGTAATATTGTATATCCGCTTTAATATTTGTCTTAATCGGTGGTGCCCTTGGTTGTGGTATGCTTATCTTATCACTGATATTAGGTATGACATCTTGCCCAGGGTTTATCTGCTGAGTGTTTAGTGCTTTTAGCTTTTCCATAAGGATATCAACGGCCTTACTAATGCCACCAATCATCTTCTGCAGTGCCACATCAACTTTAGTTACTGTCTGTTCCATGCCAGTATCGACTTTTTCCATAACTTTATCCATCTTAGCTGTAGACTGTTCCATGCTCTTGGCAAAAGCTTCACCCATCTTAGTAGCCCCTTCTGGAGTTTCAAACATGGACTTTATCTTCCCAGCTATTGAGTCGGTCACTTTGCTAAGTGATTCAGAAATATCTGCGTCTAACTCAACTCCAAGCTTTACTGTACCTACACTATCTGACATACCAATCACCTCACTTTCTATTGCTGCATATATCTACCCAAATGCTTTTTCAAACATGAGCTCTAGTTTCTTCATCATCAATTCGTTTTCTTCTTCTGTGCTTAATCTGGCTTGCTTACGTCTCCAGTCTTGTCTTATTTTTCTTTGGTGTTCATTAAAAGTCTTTAATGTTTCCTTGTCCTCTTCTGACCTTATGGATACGACTTGACCCAGTGGGGTCTTTGGCATAATTCCACTAAGTAGTGTACAAAACTCATCCCACTGCATATCCGTCTCTCTAAGCCTAATACCATACTGTGTTACAAATGAAGCCTCTATCAGGTCCCAATCCTCTACAAGGTCGTACCATCTAACTTTTTTTCCTGAGACTCCCCCTCTTCTTCATCAAGGCCCATCATTGCGTTAGATATCGCCTCTACTATAGCCTGTAAGTCTGGGATTGTGAAATCCTGCGACTCAACATATTCAAGACCTTCAACCCCTATGCCTATAGACACGATTTCTCTTAGCAATTTTAAATTATCTTTTTCATTCTCGGCTATTCCCTGGATAGCAATAGCGCCCTTAAGAGAACTATTTACCTTAAATTCCTTACCCTCTTCAAATTTAATTACTGGCTTTTGCCTAGTCAACTTGCTTGATATATCATAAAACTGTTTAGCCATATATAAATCTCCTATTCTAAAATAAAGAGGGCCACATATACCATGACCCTCACATAAAATAATCTATAAAACTATAACCACTAAGACCTATTTAATTAAGCCTGTGGTGCTGGTGTAAACTGTGGCTTTCCATCACTCATTAGGTCAAATTCAAGTGGTGCAACATTTGTTGAATCTGCACCCTCTACATTCTTAACGTCAATTATCGCGTCAAAGGCTAATTTAGATCCGTTAGGGAACTCAATTTCTGCCTTTGTGGAGCAGTCAAGTCCATCCTTCCATGCTACATCAGCCACATAGTCGTTACCATCATCTCCTACATGCCTCTTACCGTTTAGGGATATACTAAAGCCCTTACCTGTCATAAGGCGCCTTACCCATCCGTCCGTATCCATTGGTGTCCACTCTTCTACGTTACCATCAATAGATAGCGAAAATGTTTCAAGGTCCTTTATTATCTTCATGTCGGCAGCCTGTGACTTTGTTCCTTTAATGCCGACTTTAAATTTTATCTTGTATACTGGATAAACCCCAGCTAGTCCATTATTCTTAGGCATATTTTACCTACCTTTCATATAATATATCGAAGTTGATTACGTATTCATAAATCCCGTTGTCATCAACTCCTAACCCTATTGGGTTTGCGTCTCTTAAATCGATTTTAATAACTCGGTGCCCGTTTATAACTGGATTCTGCCCCCATAAAGCATTGTAAACTTCCATTGATTTTAGTTCTGTCTCAATGGTATTTTTCGTCCAATGTATCAAGACTGAATAGCCTTGTATAAAGGTACTTGTATTTTCTAATCCACCTACACACACCTTATTAGTGCCCATAGATGGTTTAGAATACACACAAATACCTTTTACATCATTGCTTCTTAGGGAACCACTGTACCAACGGTCCACACCGTCTATCTTACTTTTTAGATAATCTTTTACATTAGAAGCTGTTATCACTTAATCACACCCCCTGAATTCATTTTCAAGAAGATCCCCACTGTATTAGCCAACCATTTTCTACCATCTCCGTATTGCCAGTAGTCACACCATAAGCCCCTAGCATTGATATGCTTATCCTTACTAAAATTATATTCAGGGTGGTAGTATAATCGTCTAGCATAAGGGGTATCCCACGATATGTAACCCTCGTTGTCTACTACTCCATGATGTTCAGAGTCTTTTAATATACCATCTCTAAATGGCACTACCTGTTTACTCTCTATTTCAGTAGCTAAGGCATCCATAGTCATTTCTAGCGTGGGTGTTGCTGCTGATTTAATCTTATCTATAACCTCTTGATTTAGGGTTATTTCTACTTTTACCTTAGTCATTAAATCAACTCCATTTCAGTTGAATAAACAGAGCCATCAGGATTTCTTGGTCTAGATGTTCTGTAAATAGTCCTGGTCTTTCCATCAATTCTGATGAAGGCCTTGTTAAAGGCTAAGTTAGTGTATACAACGGCAATACCTGATAGCTCTATAACCTGTCTATTTTCGTCTAGAACGCGTCTTATAGCTTCCTCATAGTAACACTTGCCCTTATACACTAAATCCTCTGTGACGCCATCCTCGCCATCTATTTCTTGTATTACCTCAATATCAGTATTCATCATAATACTAGGTGGTTTTGGAAATTTTCCTATCATCTTAGCACCCTACAGGTCAAGCCTGTCCCTCTCAGGTATTCCACGACTTCTTTTGAAGTTCTAATACCACTAATGCTGACCCCAATATCACCAAAATTCATTGATGTTTTTGATATCGAAAAACTATTAAGTGGCATGTCTAAATAGTCTTTGTAATCACACAAGAATTTTGCATGTGCGCACACAGCTTCTTTAATTAGTGACTTTTGGTAATCTGTAAGATTGCTAAATCCATAGCCATTTATACGACCAAAACATATTATGTTGACCTGTCTAGATGCCCTTTCCAGGTAAACTTCTGTTTTATCATCTAATTCCTCATATCCTAATCTAACGTAATCATCTATTGTGGCATACATCTTTATCACCTACCTTAAAATAAAGGGGGCAATAAAAATTACTGCCCCTCTGATTCTTGATTATCTTCTGACTGTCCCTGTGTGCCTTTTAGCTTATTCTTTAGCTTGGTATTTTCAGCCTTAAGCTTCCTATTTTCAGCCTTAAGCTTTTCTACCTCTGACACAATGTCTCCTGGAGCTTCTACAAGCTCTAATTCATCAGAATAAATCGAATACCCATTAGCTATATAGGTATCCTTTTCAACTTCATCAATTTTATATTCTCTATTTCCCTTTACTGCGTACATGATTTACCCCCTATTCTGCTTCAGATACTATATACAGCCCTTCTTTTTTCTGCTTGATTAAAAATAGATCCTGGAATGACCTATTCTGATATAACCAACCAAAAGCAGCACGAGGTGTAGACCCCTTAGGCCATAAATACACATCCTGAACCTTAATTGGTGCGATTATTGCTGATGTGTGATAAATCATCATATGCATTTGCTTAGCTGACCCACCTGGTTTAAATCCATCAGCAAAATCATAAACAGTCTTAAATCTATCAGATGGCACTTTTTCGATGGATACTTCATCTAAACTTCTGACATTCCTGTTAATATTTGCATCACCAGTAACCTCTAGTGTTCTCTGAATCTTTTCGGCATTTTTAAGCATCCTGTATACTGCTGGTGTTACCTTCATCTTTCTACCCTCAGATGGTACACCTGCTTCATCCATATATTCCATTGCCTTGTCAAATACTTCTAGGATGTTGTTGACTGTAAGTACAGTATTATCTATCTTAGCGCCATGCGTCTTAGCGTCTGCATATAGCTTAGAATACCTGTAGGCATCTGTTTCAGGAATAGCCTGGTCTTCCATGAAAGCTGATGTTATATTTCCGGCACTTAGCACCTGGTTAGTTTCATCAACATCCATCTCATCAACATAGAATTCTATGTCTCTATCATGAGTCAGCTTATAAGGTGTCCAATCATTAGTGATTGTACCCTTATTCACGTCACCATTTCTCTTATGGTCCTTATAGCCTGATAGAGCTATTGTTGGAATCTTAATTGTCTGTGCGTCGATAAACTTATACTTTTTATTCGCCGCCATATCAGCACTTGTTAGCCCGTGCTTGTATTTATTCTCAATCTGTCTTTCAAATCTTTCCGCATAATTGTAACTCATTGTTTAATTCTCCTCTCTACTTCTCAGACGGTAGGCCAAAAGCCTCATTTAAGGCCTGCTCAGTCAGCTTAGGTTCGTTCTTACCTGCCCCAAACTTGAAGTCTATACCATCAGCATTAGAGCCGTCTGGGTCTCCAGCCTCTTTAAATAAAAAGCCCTTGTCCTTTTGTAGACCCTTTAACTGCTCATCCAAGCCTATGATATTACCATCTTCACCTACGATTAAGGCCTCTTTGTTAAACAGCCCGGTAACTAAGTTTTCATCATGAACCTTACCCGCTATGGCAAGTTTTATAGCAGTATCCAAAGTCATAGCCTTTAAATCTGCCTGGTACTGTTCTGCATTAGTCTTATTCTCTTTCTGTAAGGTTTCAATCGTAGCCTTTAGGGTCTCCGTATCTTCCTTAGAGTTCTTAAGAATTTCTAGCTGTTCGTCTCTCTCACTTACTTGTTTTTCTAGAGTCTTAACCGCCTCATTTTTTGTATTGAAATCTGCCTTGGATACAAAGTTTTCACCAATACCCTTTTTGATATTTTTTATGATGTCTTCCTTACCATCAACATCTTTCAATATTTCTTCTAACCATTTCATATTATCTACTCTCCTTTTTATTCTGGCCGGTACCAGTATGTAGTTGGCATTTTTATTCTCTTGGCCTTGAGTACTTTATCGCATTAAAAATAGACCTTTTAACGACTTGTCTAGGTCGAATTATATTAATTTATAGTGCATAGCCATTTTAGACCATGCACCCACATATAGGGCCTCTTTTAAATAAAAAGTCAGCTATCTATATGCTAAATTTATTATCTATAGGAAATCATAGCATATTCACTCAACTTTACTCAACTTTTTTGTTTTTTTTTAACTTTGCGAAGGAAATACATTTCCGTCGCACGTTCATTTTACCGTTATTAGTTGTAGTGAGACGAAAAAAGCTAGTATTTTCAATGTTTGTGCAATTTGCTAAATTCTTATTACACTAAAAAAGCACCCTAACTACTGTTAAGATGCCTAATCTAGAATTGTAATACTTTTAATATCCGGCTGCTCGGCAATATAGTGTTCATCTATAAAAATAGCTGCTTCCTCATCTTCATCCTCGGATTGCATGTAGTAAGAACAGTAATATTCCCCTGATTCACCATTCATATAAACAATTCTAATTTTATGCCCCTCGGCTCCTCTCATTTCTTCCAGACTTACCATTGCTCCGGCTCCTTTCTAGGTACTATGTGTGTACCTTTCTTTGAATAGTGTATTGAAAAGTATCTTGTTGGCGTTACCTCTCTCGTGGACTTATCAACGACAAAACCTATTATATCTTCACCTAATACAAATTCCTTTTTATTCCAATTTTTATTTGGATTAGTTATCTTTAAATCTCCAGTTCCGTGGTATTCATCAACAAGTTTTTGTGGGTCTACTCCATCAGCTAAATAACTCTTGCCATCATAATTATTATGACCAACTATGTGCTTACCTTGCCTACCCTCCTGAATCTTTTTAATACACTCATCAGATTTTATATATTTCCTTGTTGCTTCAATTTTATCACTTATGGCTTTTTGCATCAAGCTCTTTTTTGTGTTTTGGGTACTTGATTCTCTTACTTTTGTTTTACTTGGGTCATTTTCAGATACTTTTTCTTCTAGCCTATCTAACTTTCTTTTTTCATTGTTGAAGTTAATTAAATCTGTTGTGCCCGCTAGCACTCTTTTTTGACGCCTAATATCTCTTTGTATACGTCTTTGTTTTTGAGTTTCCTTATAGGCCTCATCTACTTTGTCAGGGTCAAGTGTTGGTGGTATTGTGCTTATGCCAGGATAAAATGTATTTAGGTTGTGCTGGCAATTAACATGTAATAACCCCTCGTCAACCGCTTCACTTAGTAGTGGATATGGTCCATCTTCCTTATCTCCACCGCTGAATATATCATCAATTAAGACCCTGTTTTGCCAAGGTACGCATAAAGGGCATGCAGTTAGGTGTTGTGATACCAAAACTGTTGTAACACCTATCTGTTTTCTTTTAGCACCCTGACCGTGTAAAAAAGCCTTATGGTTAGATGTCCTTAGGCACATAGTGGCATAATCTGCTATATTTACCCTATTACCATTTTTATACTCTATGTTAGATATTCCGGCTCTTAGATAATCACTTGTGGCCTGGTCTATAGCTTGTTCAAGTGTTAAGCTGCCATTAGATAAGCCTACCTGAGCCCTGGTTATAATCTGTCTGTATTGGTCATCCTGGTATCTCAAGATAGCCTTTGTTGGGTCTGCTACAGCTTTCTTTGTTTCCTTGATCAAGGCTTTTAGCTTGTCATCATTGACTCTAAAAAATACATTTTCTTTTACTCTCCCTGACATCTCAAACTCTTTTAGGGCTTGCTTAGCTTCTTCCTTAGTTACTGACTCACTTGGTATTAATTTGTGAGGCTCTATAACAGGCTCTGTTGGTTTTGGTAAAGCTATCCTAATATTATTATCAAGATTTAATTGCTCGGCTTCTATGAGGCTGTCAGTGGCTAATTTAACCCCCATATCATAGGTATTTATCAGTGCTGTCTGTATTACTTTTTCAATTTCAGGATCATAAGAACTTATAATATCTTGATTCTCTTTCCTAAATCTTTCCATATCTCTAAGTTTGGCAGCCTGCCACTGCTCCCACTTAAAGCCGTGTTTCATTTCTTCCTTCTCATGTTTGACCAAGTTTCTTTTCATAGACACGACTAGGTCTAATTCCATCTTCTGGTAGATGTAGGTTATGTCATCCCAGGGCTGGCTATTCGTTCTTAGATTCTTCTTCCGGCTCCGTTTCAATTGGATCACCACCTAAATCGTGTACATCTTCAGGATCTTCTTCAACAAGGCTTACCCCTCTTAAGGCTTTTATTCTTTCAACCTCTTCTTCTTTTTCTTCAGGAGTTAAACTATCGCCCCATAACTCATCTACTTGCCTTTCAATACTCATGATATTAGCAGCAGCTGCCTTAGATGTAGTATCTACTCTATCCTCAAATGACGGGCTTGCATATTCACCAAACAACAAAGACACATCATTATCCGGCACAACAACACCTACGCCTTTGTTCTCTATGATTTGCTGTGTTATCAGAGCAGTATTAACCACCTGTGGAATAACTTCCATAAGAGTATCAACTATCTTACCCCTAGTCTTTAGTGTGGTCTTTTCTTTTTCTCTCTGGGCCTCTGCATTGTCTGTCTTTTTTAAGTCAATTCCAAGTGTTGATGGCGATACTATCCCTTGTAGCACTAAGTCTAAAAGGCTGGCATATGTATTTACAAAGGCGTCATAGTTAATAATTGCCTGCACCTGTTCGATCTTATCTGGCTGGCCCTCTTTCATAGGCGTGTCAGTTTTTATAAATTTGTTGTCAAATGAGCTTGGTGATAACACCCTACCTGTTTCAGGGTCTTTAGGTAAAAGAGATTCAGGGATATAAGTTTTCACCTTACCGTCTCTTATGGCTTCTATCCACTGTGAGACTACCTCGTCTAGTGCATCTATATTATCGCTTTTACGGTCCAGTATTCCCATCCCTCTGTTTCTATCTTTAGGGGACTTATAAAATCTTAGTGGTACACACAAAAAGAAGTCACCCGACCAGGTAACATCTGTTAAGTCTTTTATTTCCTCAACGGTTGATATTGGCACTTCCTTACCGTGCTCATCTACCAGCCTGTACTCTATGGCGCCCTTTTTATAGGACTCAACAAGCTTATAATTCCTACTGTCTTTTTTGTAGTGACTATAGAATCTATATTCAACAGGTCTACCTCTTTTTACTAATATTTCTAGATCCTCACCCGATACAAATTCTATAATAGGGTAATCCGAAATTTCCTTATCGTAAGAAAATTTAAAAACGCCATCACCAACAATCAATGTATCAGTAATCGCGTCTCTGAATAGTTCACTATCAAAGTTATTGTCCTTGGCTATTTCTTCCCAGCTATCCAATATCTGGTTTTTTCCATCCTGTAAATCTCCAACCTGTAACCCCTCATAATCACCTAATATTAAATCGGTGATAGAGTCAATAATAGTTGCATATATTCCACTGTGGAATTTTCTTATAGTACCACTAGCCGGGACAGACGCCCAAAATCTAGCCTTACTTACACTATCTGAGTTAATAGCTGACTTAAAGAATTCTTCTAACTCTGACGGGTCGCCC